AAACAAATCATCGTAGTTTGGAACTGTAACAAACGTAGCAGCATCAAATGTGCCATACTCGTATGCATAACCAGATACAGTAACGTGTTCGGTATCTCCGCCGTGAGCTATAACACCAAGGTCAAGCTTTGCACCGTTTGATTGCTGCAGGCCACTGCTACTAAGATTGTCAATATTTGCAACAGAAGTAAAATACGGACGTTGGTTGCCAATTGTTACAGGAGTGCTTGTAAAGTTTAGCATTTCGGTTGTTTTTGTGCCACCAGTGCTAGGATCTTTGAGTTTGATAGTAAACGCTGTACCTGGGGGTGTTGGTGGGTTTTCATCTGCAAATACACCAGTTGTTACATTGCTTTTCCAAATATAACTTTCAAGGTCATTTCTCCAGCCATTTGGATTATCAGTTGCATCGTACGGGCGACTTTGTGGATAATCACTTGGGTAAAATACCATCTGTGATAAGATATTGTCTACTTCGTCTCTGGTACCTTCAACACTCCACTTACTGCCAAAGCCCGAATCAGTTTTGTAAAAAACTGCTGTAGCGTCTCCGCTGGTTGGCGTACTAATGTGTCCAGATGGGGTGAAGTGTCCACCTGCAAATTCTATTTCTAATAGAACTTGATCTGTTCCATTTGGAAAGTGTGTGCTGTAGTTTGTTGCCAATTCATTTGATCCGTAGCCTAAGCTTACTTCTTGAAATGGTGTATATGTCTTGTTTACTGATAATGCCATCGTGTTTCTTTCTCCTAAACTGTATTTGCCCAAATACGAGTATATTTATCGGGATCGTGTATATGTGCTGTTACGTTGAATATGCCATCGTCTGACTCTTCAACTGCTACAACTCTGTGTGTTGGTTCTGCTGTTCCAGTGTAACTATTCCAAACTGCGTCTGCTACAAATGTGCCACTGCTCATTGTTGCTGTTGTTCCGCTGGCTGTTCCATAGTGTACAACTCCGTCAGCGCCCATAACTGCTATATTTCCAGTTGCGTCACGATCAAGTGTTAGTGTATTGTTATTTACCACAGTTACACGACCACCGTTTGTTTGTTGGTCTGGACGCAGTGTATCATTTAGAATAATCAAATCATTGGGTTGAATATCAAAGTGATCCCAACCTGCAACGTATGTAACAATCTCTGAATTTGATACTTCTGTTTCGTAAATCCAAGCTGCGTGCCACAGTGCTTGTTGTTTATGTGAACAAGCAAATGCGTCAACTGTAACTTCACGTTCGCCTAGTAAATTGATACTAGCTTGATTGCGATATTGCACTTCACCTACACGCCAAAAGTCTTGAGCGTTGTTGTACTTTACGTTTATAACGTTGTATATGTTATCAATGCTACCACTTGCATACATTGTGTTTGCACAGTTAGTTTGGTTTACAAGTTTTTTGATTTGTGGTGTACAATCTCCAGTTCCGTAAGCACTTCCATCAAATATAAGTCTTGGATTACCATCGATGTAAATAAACTTGGCGTGCATTGTGTCGCATATCTTTTGTAGTGCTTCCATTTTGCTTTCAGCACCAAAGAACACACCATTGAAGTTGCGGAATAGCATATCTGAACCAGCATTTGGATATTGATAGCACCATTCGGCTGCACAATAAATGTCTCTGTACAATTGTTCTCTTTGCTCGTCTTGGATAATAATTTCATTGCCTAAGCCATACTTGGTGTTTGTAAGATAATCAAAGAACACCCAAGCTGGGTTTGCGCTCCAACCATCTCCAACGTAACCGCCAGTGTAACCTTGTGCTTTCCAATCATCAAAACTAATACCATCACTGCTTGGCTCTTCCATAGCAGTACGACCAGCGACTGTAACGCCAACTTCGTCAAGTGTTATTTCACCGTCTTTTTGTTTAGGGCGATATGTAAGTCCAAACCAAGCAATGTCTGTTGCATCTAGTGTGTTGTTGTAGCCAATAGCTGGAATAAAGTTACCTTTGATGTTGCTGCTGTCTGTTGTTGGCTGTGTTGTTCTGCTTGGAGTAACACCGTCTTGTATTGTACCAAAGAACATACTAGTATGAACTGAACCGCTGTAGCGTACAATGTCATATGGCTGAATGCCGTTTAGTGTCTTACCAAGTGCTTGTGAGCCAATTACCTTTACAAGTCTACCTGTAACTTCTGCAGTCCAGTTTGGTGTGCTTGAATAGCTGTTGATTGCATTTCCAATAGCTGTAGCAATTTCTTCATCTGTGTCGTTGTCTGCTAATTCAAATGTTATAGTATCCATAATAGGGTAAGCATCTGCAACACTGTTGCTGCTTGGTACGCCTGCTTGGAAGTCAAGACTTGTTTCTCCGTCCCAAGTAATGTCTGCTGTAATAACAAAGTATGGTGAACGATATTCTGTTTGCGCTTGTGAGCGTATAATACGCCCGTGTAAGCTGGTTTCGCCTGCAGCAGTAATACTGAAGCTAATATCCACATCACCGCTTGTAGCGGTGGTGCTTGTGTATCTAACACCGCTTGCTAGTGTATCGTTTAGATAACTTTTATTACCAACTAGAATCATTTCACTTGTTGCACGTCCTGCTGTGCTAACTCCTGCTCCTAGTGTGGTTACATCAACAGTACCACTTGCAACTGTAATAGTTAGTTCCAATGGAGTAGTAGCGTCACTGTAGAATGTTGTTATTTCTGGCAATGTTACAGTTTGACTTACGCCTGTTCCTGAGTATGCACCATCTGTACGCATTTCAACAGTTGGAATGTCTGCTAGTGCCGGAACTGTTACACTTCCGCTTGTACCAGCTGTACCAGTACTACCACCTGTACCGCCTGTACCATCTGAGCCCGGTGTACCTGGTGCACCTTGTGATGCATAGTCCCAAATCAACAATGGCTGTGGTGCTGGCACTGTACTAAATGCTCCGCCTGTTATTTCACCATAACAACGAGCAGCTGCTAGTGTTTGGTTTTGTGTTTCAACATCGTATGCATAACCTTTCCATTTGAATCCGTGATCTGGTTCGTATAGTTGGAATTTGTTTGTGTTTGATTCTGATGCATTGTACTTGTGATCAAAGTCATTGAATGGTTTACAAATATCAACGCTGTGCAAGTAAGTGTTTGTTGAAATACGATATGTGTCAACAGTTTTATTGTCTATCCAGCTGTAAATTTTGATTTGATTTGCAGCTTGTGCAATTTGATCTGGATATGCTTCTAGGTAATCTTCTAGTGTCCAGTCTTTGAAGTCATAGTTTTCAATGTTTGTTGCAGCACAATCTGGATCGCCTGCTAGTGCGCCAATTTGTTGTGAACCTGCATTTTCACCAGTAACAATAGCACCACTGCCTGCATTCATTTCAAACAAGTTGAAGTTTTGCGTGTGCTTGTATCCACCTAGCCAACGTGCGCTAACATCATAGTTAGTCTCGTGTAGAACAAACTCTCTACCACAAATTGTAGTAGTTAGCACTACGTGAACTGTTACTTCACCTGCTACACGTTCTTGTGTAGTTGCGCTTTTTCCATCTGGTGCAATATCAACTGCTGGATCTAAACAATCCAAGTTACCCGAACTTGCAATAGGACGTGAAGTTCCACAAGCTGTTACTGTTCCGTTCTTTACTGTTGTTACTGTTGTTATTTCTTTGTATATACCATCTGGGAAGAATGTAGTAACATCAACACTGTCAACACTTTCGTCTAGTGCAAATGTTAGTGTATCACTAAAGTATGGAGTTGATTGTTCAAGTCTGCGTAACGGAGCACCTTTACCTGTTACAACTGTCACACCAGTTGCTGGGGGCTCAGTAATAGTTGATTCGCTTGTTGCTTCTCCGCCGTGTACTTCGAATGTATGGGGTGGTGGGTTCCATTGTGTATATTTCAGTCCACCAGCACCAGGGCCAACTCCGCCGCCGCCTCCAACGCCGCCTTCGCCACCTGCTCCGCCAACTCCACCAGTACCACCTGCACCGCCGTCGTAAGTTGCGCCTGCTTCGTTTAGCAAATCATTGAAGCTTTTTGCTTCCCATTGATCTTGCTCGTGGTTCCAATATAGAACGTAGTTTTTGCCTTTGCCTGCTTCAACGTCACCTAAGTCGTTTAGCAAGTCTGTGTTTGTTGTATCGTCGTATGCTTCGATATCTTGGTTTGTTAGCGGGTTTACACTACCAATAGTTCCGCTTTGATATACACCAGATCCATTGCCTAGTGTCATTTCACATTTTACATCACGGAAGTTTACAACTTCATTTGTTTCCATAACAAGTTTATCGTTTATAAGAACTTGTTGAAAGTTTAGAGGTGTATCGCCAATGTTTCTCTCTGCAGCCACCGGCGCACTATAGTCACGAGCGCCTGAGGTGTTTACTGGATAAGCTAGTCCATATATAGGACCTTCTGAAATTGGCATCTTGATGCCTTGTACAACATATTCTGGATCTTCGTCGCTTGGCTTTTGTCCTGTGTCAAACTGTGTACTGCCCATACCAACAAGTCCGTAAACAATTGGAACAACTCCAGCTTCCATTTGATAACCCATATCAATACCATCAGCTACTGAACTTTTTTCGCCGGGTTTTGTTATAGCAATGTTACTTGAAAGTTTTGGTACACCCTTTTGATCAATATAGTTACTGATAAAAGAATGTACTACTTTTTGTGTGATACTTTGAATATCAAGGGGTGATTTTGCCATCGTTTAGAGCTCCAATTTGCGGGCGCTTGGCTTACTACTGTTATCGCCACCAAGCATAGGTGTTAGTGTAAATATAATACTGCTACTACTTAGCTCGTTTACACTCTTCACAAAATACACTTGTGGTTGAATCAATGTTGGTGTGTCGTAAAACAATCGCTGTCTTCTGACTGTAATTCCGCGGTATTCCATAAGGTTCATTCCGCTAGTTGCACTTGCCCAACTACTGAAACTCCATAGTTTATCTGCAGCAATACTAAGTGTTGGTTCTGCTACATTACCGGTTAGGTCACTGCGTGAACCTGATAGTTCAATTTCACAGTGATTGAATGTTGTAAGTGAGCCAAACCAGTTTACTTGCATAGTTTCAAACTCGCCATTGCCGCCTGGCTGTTGTTCAAGTCCATCAGTCAAATGCACTTTTGCACTTCCGCCAACGCTAGCAAAGTCAATTTCAAATAAGGATGTTACTTGATTTGTTGACAGCTTTTGTGATTGAATTGTTGCAGATGTCACGGTTCAAAGACCTCAATCAATGTTGCACTAACACTGCGTCTTTTTGGACTTGACATACTTACATTATAGTTTTGCAAGTAATACTTGCCATCTGTTCTCAACATTGGATTTCCAGCAATTGTAAAGCTGTGTCCGTCAAATGTTCTGGCATCATAGAAATCAACTATTGTGTTGCCATCTGTTTCGTCAAGATGTTCGTGTGTGATAGTAATTTGTCTTCTTACTTGATTTATACCTAGTGGTGTTCTTTGAATATAACCATCTCCAAATTCAACTGTTCTGTGTCTTGGTGTTATACTGTATGCGCTTGATACGCTCATCTTGTTTTGTAGTGGCAATGCCGTCATCTTGATAATCCTCCGAATTTAGAGTTCTGTCTCAGTACATCGTGTGCTACTTGAACTGCAACTCCTTCTATGTATTTACGCATATCTTGTTCTTGGTAGTTACCAGGTTGACTTGCGTTTACACCGCTGATGTTGAAGTTTAGCGCACTGCTTACATTATTGGCTGCACCAATGCTAGCATTTGTAGTAAGTGGTTCAAAAGCTTTCTTTGCTCCGTTGACACCTTCTGTTACAGGGTTTACCATTTTCTTAGGCAGCTGATCCATATGCTGACCAGTTTCAGTTACCATATCTGGAATAACACTGTTACCAACAACATAATCATATAAGTCCCAAAACTTGCCTTTGGCTTTGTCTGCGAAAGCTGTAACACTTCCAACAACTTTCATAAGCTTGTCGCCCATCCAATTGTCAACGCCTTCAACTAAGTCTGGAATAACACTGTTACCAACAACATAGTCATATAAGTCAAAGAACTTGTTTTTAGCACCGCTGGCAAACTCACCAACTTTTTCACCAGCTGCTCCAAGTCCACCTGTTACTGTGTCTTTTACGCCGCTTGCCATATCTTTTACACTTGTAAGTCCTTCTCCAACCCAGTGAATCATATCACGGATTGTATCAACTACTGTAGTAATAATACTGATAAGTGTTTCAAATGCTGGAATAACATATTCTGTTGCAACGTTAGCAAGTCCTTCGAATATGCTTACTGCTGCTGGTCCAACTTTTTCAACAATTGGTTGTAGTTTTTCTGCTACTGTTGCTAGTATGTCAACAACAATTTTGAATGCCGGCCATAGTATGTCTGTTATGATTGTACCAATTAGTTCAAACACTGGTTGTAGTTTGACAAACAAGTCTTTTACACTGCCGATATTATCAATAACAAAGTTTAGCGCATCGCCAAGTTTTTCACCTAGTGCTAGTGCTAAATCTTCATTGTCAACAATAAATGTTTGCATCATACCTGCAGCACGTCCAATTGCATCTGCAAGTCCGCCTTCACCTACTTTGATAAGTGCGTTATTTGCAGCAATGCCCAAGTTTGAAAGTGTTACTGAAAGGTTCTTAGATGCTTTTTCCATACCACCACCAAACTTTTCATCAAGTCCTTCAAGTAGTGCGTCTTTTAGTTTTGCAGCACCTTCGGCTGTTTTACCAAATTCACTTACTTCAAGTCTTGTTAGTCCTAGTTTCTTTTGGAAGATGTCAAATACAGGAATACCTCTATCTGCAAGTCTATTCAAGTCTTCTAGTCCTAAACCACCTGCTGTAGTACGGCTAAACAAGTCTGTAATAGCGTTTAGCGAGCCAATACGGTCTGTAGTAACAGATGCCATATCACCGAACTGTGTAAGCAATTTTTCTGTTGGTTCAATACCAGCAGCTTTTAGTTTGATAAATGTTTCTGTAAGTGTTTCAATATCAAAAGGTGTTTTAGTTGCAAAGTCATTGATAAACTTCCAAGCATTTTCACCCTGTGCCGCTGAACCCGTTACTGTTTCTAATGTAGTCTTTAGATCTTCAGCACGTGACGTAGCACTTATAATACGTCCAGTTAGTGCTGTAGCACCTGTAACAGCAAAGGCACCAGCAATCAAACTTTTCATTCCGCCAAAGCTCTTTTTTAGCTTTCCAACTGAGCCATTGACTTTTTTGAACTCTTTGTCAACTCCGCCAATTTTCTTTTTCATTGGAGCTAAACGCCCTTCAATCTTTTTCAAGACTCGACTGGCGTTGTCAATTGCGTCA